CACCGCCAGCGTATCAGGGACGGGCTTGTCGGCTTTTTGATAGTGCCTGGCAAGATGTCGAGCTGCCGAAATGATGTCCCCCTCGGATGCCTCGACTCGCTGGCCTCGATAACCGCCTTTTGACAGAGCGGCCACGGCTGCCGGCATCCTGTCCCAGTCAACCGTCCTTTCCGTGCCGATCTTCCCCTTAATGGCTCTGAAGATGGCCGTGGTGTGATGCGGCAGCTTCCAGGTGTCGGGGTCGTCCTTATCGCCCACGATGGCGAACGCCTGCCACGGCAAGTCCTCCTTCGTCCTGGGTAGTTCTTCCTTGACTTTGGTGTTTGTCATAATGTACTCCTTGTCATGTATAAAATTGTCCTATCTTCAGCTTGCGGTTTCGGCCGTAGGCTTTGAGCTTTCGTTTGAACTCGCTTAATGCGTCTCTGCCCCAATAAGTATAGTCGCGGTCGACATCACTCCCGCCGGTGTTGGCTCTATCAGAATGGTACTGGCTCTGGGCTAGTGCGGCATAGGCGGAAGCTCCCAGGGCAACCAGGTCTTCAAGATAGGCGGGTATGGTCGAGCTGGCAGCGTCCAGGGTGTGAACCTTGCTCCAGTAGATGTAGCAATCCTCTCCGTCTCCCTGGTAACCGCCGATTAAGGTCAAGATGTCCTGGTAGACGGTGAAGCGCTGAAACTCCCGGGGGTGCCGGTCAATGGGGAACTCAACCTTATCGACTGAAACTCTACCGGTCAAAGATGATATGTCTATCTCGTATGAGCTGTCGGTGGTAGCGATGGTCGCCTTCTCCTCTTTGGGCACATAACGGGATAGGTCGGCAACGGCTCTCTGGATGGCTCTATCGATTTCATCATCCGTCCACCGGTAGTTGCTCGGGTCCTCGTCTTTAAGGTCCCGCCTGACTAAACCTCTCATTTCAGTTAAGGTCATTTTCCACCTTCTCTAGCAGGGCTAAAGCCCTGCGCTACATGTTTTCTGGGGGGGTAGAGTAGTTGTAGCCTCTACCCCCCAAGCTTTAAGGAGGTACGGGGGACATGAAACCCCCGCAAGCTCCCTAGTCCTAATGGTGTTACTCCTTTATGTCTTGGTAGCGTCAACTCGGCTGTTCAGGAAGAACAACACCTCGGTTGTGCTCAAGGCGATGCCGATGATGGTCTGGGCATCACCTGAGGTGGTGTCTGGCATTGTCTGGGTGATTAAGCCGAAGACATCGCCATCTGCCACGTAGACATAGCCTCCTGGTGTCAGCAGCTTGGTGGCTCCCAGGGTGTATTGGACTACTGGGTTTTGGGATATCGGGATTACGTCTCCGATAGCTCCTCCCTGTAGGGCGACAAGCCTGCCCTGGATGATGGTGGCAGCGTCGGCGTTAGCCATCTTCCAGCCTGAGCTGTAGCCCAGAACGTCCCCACGCTTGCAAGCCTCGGCCAGCGTAACCGTAGGGGCTTCCGGGCCGACATTCGAGTTCATGATGTTTCTGCCTGTTCCTGGGTCTTCAAATGCCATTTTCTTTTACTCCTTTAGATTCAGATTCAGATTCAGGTTTTGGCCTGAGTCTTAGTCTTAATCCTGAATCTTAGTCATTCTTGATACCGATTAAAGCGGCTCTCTTGACCAGGCTGAAATCAGCCAAAGAGACATACCACTTTAGTCTTGTCCTGTCGGCGTCCTTGGTTTCCATAGCACCGATAGGCTGCACCTGGAGTCCGCCTGGACCGGTCAAGCCACAGAGTGCGCCTTCCCCGAACTGGAGGGCATAGATGCTGGCGCAAGTGCCGGCGGTGAGGCTGAGCTCGTAGTCGAAGGGGGTGGTGGCTAGTTGGTGGGTATCCTTCATAAAGTCGTTTACGGCAATGACTATGCCATTGTAGAGCTGAACGAACTCACCAAGCGCCCCGGTGCCTACTTCGAGGTTATTACCGGCTGCTCTGGCCAGAGTGTTTATCTTTCTCCGGGTTCTGCGGCTCATCATCAGCAAGTCGGGCTTACCGCCTTTGACGGCATCGATGAGCTCGTCAATCTTGGACAGGGAAAGCGTGGCGCCGTCCTGAGACGTAGCCATCGACACCACCTGAGCGTTAGCTGTTGCTGGGTCGGTCATGGTATCGATGAGCTTGATCAAGCCATCGAACTGGTTGGGGTAGCCGGCATGGTCGCCGTAGATGAACTTGTCCTCGAGCTCGTGCCTCAATGCCTTAGCCGTTAGCTCGATGATAGCTCCCTCGACGTCCTGGATATTGGAGCGGGTCTGCTTGATATAGGCGTCCACGTCGGCGTTCTGCCCCAGGATGCTTAAGGTTGCCGTGGGCTGGTCAAAGGTTACTGCCGGGGAAGTCGCCCAATCATCATTGACGGCATGCCATTCTGCGGACGGTAAAGCCTTCTCCCTGTTATAGGTGAGGGCGTTGCCTACAATCTCGATAAACGGCATGCTCTGGAGCAGCGGGCTATCCTTGATGATAGTCTCGATTACTCCCACCAGCAAGGCGTCATTGCTGAGTTTTGCTGCTTCGGTTAAAGTTGTGGCCATAGTTTATTTTTCCTTTCGGGCTTCTTGTAAGCCCCTGGTTATTTTCTCCCTGCTCGACAGGGTGGACAGGTCGACGGGTGTGGCTGCCGGAGCTCCTGCCGGTATGGTGGTCAAGTTAGCCTGGCTCTCCAGGCCTGCCTTAACCTTCCCCACCACGGCATTAGCCTTCTCGACTGAAGCCTTAATCTCGTCAAGGGTATTCCCCTGGATTAGCTCCTCGGAGAATAGGGGGTTGGCGCTAACTACCAGGGACCGGTACTCGGTCAAAGCTCCGTCGAGCGTAGCCTGGAGCTGCGTTAAGCTCCCGTCTCTGGTTTCGCCCTCGGTCTTAAGGGTGGTTATTTCTTCGTCTTTCGACTGAAGACCGCCCTCAAGCTCCGTGATGCGCTCATTAAGGGGTTGAGTAGCCTGCGCCACGGCTTCCTTAGCCCTGGCCTTCTCCGCCTCGACCTGGGCTTCGAGCTCGACCTTGAGCTGGTCGTACTGCTCCTGGGTGATAGTGTTGTTGGTTGTTTCATCTGCCAATTTCTTCTCCTTCGGCAGGGCTAAAGCCCTGCACTACATGTTGATAATTTATTCGGGTATCTCCATCTCTGCGGCGACATTTCTCTCTCTCTCACCGCCACGAGTAGACTTCGATTTATATTCTTGGTTCATTTCCAGGATGCGGCGCCTCTCCTCTAACCACTTCTCGAACTCCGCCTCGGGGTCCCTGATGCTGAGCTCGTCCATGGCCGTCCTCCTGGAGTGGACGCCTGACTGGACTAGCAACTGCTCATTCTGCGCTTCCCTGGCTCTGTCCTGGGGCAGCACCGCTCCCCAGATAATGCGGTGGGCTACCTGCGTCAAGTCCTCCCGGTTGAACTGGGCGTGAAGTTTAAGGACCATAACATTCCGCCTGGTGTAGGCTGCCGTCCGGATGGTGCGCTTGCGCCTGACCTTCTGGAGTAAGGACTGGAGCTCCACTTCCAGGGCTACGCCTGACAGCTCCCGCTCGATGCCGCCATAGGCTGCCCTGGGGGCTTCCGATATGTCATGGAGACAGCGGTAAATCATATCGATATAGTCGATGTGCAGCCGGATGCCGCCGCCCTGCAGCAAGTCCAGTAGATAGGCCTTGGCTTCCTCTGGCAGCGTCCACACGGCGCCAGGCTGTACCTTAATGTCCTCTGAGGACTCTACGCCCTCGAGCACGGCGATAGGGTTGCCTGAGACCTCCAGGATGCGTGATAGCTGCGTCAGGGCCCGGTTAAGCTCCCTCTGGGCTATCTTTATCGATGGGATATCCGATTCTCCCCAGAAGTGCTTGGGCTGCCTCAAGTTGGGGAAGATAACGAAGGGGATAAACTTATAGGGGTTGGGCTTGGTCTCGATGGGGTCGTTGTCCAGGTAGAGCTGGAAGGTCTTGTCCGTCCACACCTCGGTGATATCGGCCGTCTTCTTGGTGATGGCCCGGTTGTACAGCAATTCGATTTCGTCCTGGGTAAGCGTGTAGCGCGAAGCCACTCGCCACACCTTGGACGGGTCGTCTCCAAGCCACCAGGCATAGAGGCCGTTGACGTTGGGCGACGTGATGCGGACACGCTTCTCTACCGTGTCCCAGGTAACCTTGTAGCAGCCGTCTCCCCGGATGGCAGCGTCTACCTCGGTCTCATAGTCCAGCTGCGCCAGGGTGTTGGAATGGTAGACGTCGTAGATAACCTGCTCGGCTCTTTGAGCGGTTGCCTTAGCCATATCAGTTTCATCGATGGGGTCGCAGGCAAAGTTAAGTCCCTGCATTAAATAGCTGGTAACCTTGTCAACGGCGATCCTGGCATAGTTGAAGACCAGCTGGCGGTTCTTGCTGGTCTCCGCCCACTGCGTGCCGTTGTAGAAGTCCAGGTTAGATTTGTAATCGCTGAAGCGCGGTTTATCTAGCTGGGCTAGAGACTGGGGGTTGAATTCATTCATGACTTCGCTCCAAACATTCGCTTCACTCCAAATCCTAAATCCAAATTTCTAAACTCTAAACAAATCCCAAATTCAAATGCCCCAAATTCAAAACTCTCCTGTTTTGTTCATTAGGATTTGTCTTGCTAGTCTTTTTTGCTCCTCCCACGGCCTTGCGTGGTGCCCAATGCCCGCTGCACTGTCCTTTTACTCACTCCAAAAAGCTCAGCTATCTCCTTAACGCTTTTACCATCCCGCTTAAGCTCAGCCATCCGCCTGGCCCTGGCCAGCATCTTCAATCTCTGCTTACCCCTCGACTCCTCGTAAATACACCTTGGCAGCGGACAATTAAGACACGACGGGAAAAGCCCACATCCCTCATCCCGCCAGCCAACCTCCTCCGGCAATAAGCCCAGCTCACCACCAACCATGATATAGCTATCCTAGCACAATTGTTCTATTGCCGCAAGGGAAAGTTGTCGTTTTCCGAGATACATCATTTGGGGGGAATAAAATGGAAAAAACATGTAGCGCAGGGCGATTAAAGATTAAAATGCAAAAGGCAAAATGACAGATTAAAACCCAAAATGTATCGAGGGGTCGGGCTTTAGTCAAAACAATTTTTGCATTTCTGTTTGTACTTTTGATTTTTGGTTTTTAGCATTTAACTGCCACGCCCGTCACCACCCCCAAGCAGCCTTAAAAGGCTGCGCTACATGAGGCTGCGCTACAAAAGGCAGCTTCGGTTTGACAAAACACGGTCAAAAGTAGTACAAATTTAGGCATGCGATTAATAAATTATCTTGCCCTGATTCTGGTACTTGCCCTGGCACTGGTGGCATTGATACCAGCACCGGTCAATGCTGACGGCTGAGTGGGCGGTGCCTGCCCCGAAGTTGTCGGGGAATCACAAAACTCGGGGAGAGTTGGCACTCAAGCCACGATAAAACTGGTGAGCGGTGCCTTTCCGATGAAGGGAGGCTACGCGGTTGTGTGGAGCAAAACGCCAATCTCTGAAGAGGCCGAGTGCGTTGTAGTGGCTGAGGGCGAACTGGATGAACTCACCATGGAGCTGACATTCAGCTTTACCATCCCCGAAGCTTCCTATGGCACAAGTTACCTACAGTTCAGGCGCGACTACCGGCCCGAGGACCCGTACGGCTTCGTTTTCAACGTCAAGTCGGGCGTGAAGGTGAGCCCCTCACCCGCCTCACCCGGCTCCACGGTCACCATCGATGGCGCCGGCTTCACCGCCAATGACGACATCAAGCTGAGCTTCGATGGCAAAGCTACCAATCTTGAAATCACCACCACCAGCAAGGGCAGCTTTACGGCCATCTTTACCGTTCCCGATACCATCGCCGGCAGCCACAGCTTTGAGGCCGCGGCCAAAAGCACATCTCTCGCCAAGGCCGACACCAGCTTCGCGGTTGTCCCGGGTATCAGCCTTGAGCCCGAATTTCCCGAAATCGGCAAGGAGGTCGTCATCACCGGCCATGGCTTCGCCGCCAGCAGCCTGGTAACGATTGAATACGACGACATTGCGTTAGCCGACTCGCCGACTACGGACGAAGTCGGCAATTTCAGCCATAGCTTCAATGTGCCGGAAAGCCCTGAATCCGAGCATGAGGTTGTCGCCATCGATGAAGCTGGCAACGAGGCTGCCTCAGGCACGCCCCTCGAAAGCCAGGCACCACCAGCGCCAGCCACAATCTCGCCCACGGCACAGAGATTCGGCTGGATTGGCTCGCAGCTCGTTCTTTTCAAATGGACCGAGGTCGCCGACCCCAGCGGCATTACCTACACACTGGAGATAGCCGATAACCTCAACTTCTTCCCCCTGGCGCCGGGTATGAGAAAGACAGGGCTGCCT